CATCAAAAAATACTCGATCTCGAAGCGGAAAATAAATTTACCGATCTGCCGAAAAAAGATTTCGATCCAGCGGACCCCAAAAACGGCGTGAAGAAAATTCACGACAAATGGCTGCGTGAAGGTTGGGAAGCGCTGAACGTTGAAGAAATTAAAGCCATCCGCAACACGATGTCTGTCGGCACCGGCTCGCAAGGCGGCTATACCGTACCGAGCTTAATTGCTCAGCAATATATCGACGCACTGAAAGGCTATCGCGGCGTGCGCGATGTGGCTCAATCGTTGGTCACTGCTGACGGTAAGCCGTTCAGTTATCCGACAACAGACGGTACGTCCGAAGTTGGTGAGCTGATTGGTGAGAATACAACCGCAACGGCTGCTGATCCTTCGTTCGGCACAGTATCGCTGGCTGTATACAAATACAGCTCGAAAATTATCGCGGTTCCGTTCGAGTTGTTGCAGGACACCGTGATCGATATCGAAACGCTGATTCGCAATCGCATCCGCGATCGCATTGGTCGCATCAACAACCAACATTTCACCACCGGCACTGGCACCGCTCAACCGAATGGTTTCGTCACAGCGTCCAGCGTTGGAAAAACCGGCACGACTGGTCAAACCACTACGGTCATTTACGACGATCTAGTAGATCTGATTGACTCGCTTGACTACGCCTATCAAGTACCTGGTTGCCGCTGGATGATGCCGCAGAGCTCCCGCAAAGTTGTTCGCAAAATTAAAGATACCACTGGTCGTCCGATTTGGGCGCCGGGCGAAGGCACCATGATTGATGGGTTCCAAGAAACACTGCTTGGTTATCCGATATCGCTGAACAACGATATGGCGTCGATGGCCGCGAACGCCAAATCGATCGCGTTCGGTGATTTTTCGAAATACGTCGTGCGCGACGCGATGGAAGTGTCGCTGTTCCGCTTCACCGATTCCGCCTACACAAAACTCGGTCAAGTCGCCTTCCTTGCATGGCAGCGTTGTGGCGGCAACCTTATCGACACCAACGCAGTGAAGTTGTACCAGAACTCCGCTACCTAATCCTTCTGGGCCGAAGCATCGCCGGGGTTCGCCCCGGCATTTTTTACTCTCTCGTCTTTCAATTGGAGTTATGAGTCATGGCAAACAAACAAGCGCGCGCCCTCACTGACGGCGTCGTAAACGGTGTTGCATTTCGCTGCAACGATGTTGTCGAGGGCGATGCAAAAGTGATTGCTGGTTTAGAAAGTGGCGGTCAAGTGGATTCGAACAATGCTGCCGTTAAATACGCCCGTAGTCTGAGCGATAAAGTCGTCGTGTTGGCTGGCGATGCAGAAACAACGGAAGCCGAAAAAACCGCGTAATTCTCGATTAACGCACAAAAAAGGCCCGCAATCGCGGGCTTTTTATTTTCCGGAGCAACCATGAAATCCATCCGTCTCATCGCCGCATCACTGACCTGCGCTGTGTTATTCGGCTGCGCAAGCAAGCCATATAACTCGGGAAATATCGTTCTTTCGCCGGCGCCCGCTGTGATTGGGCAGATCAATTTACCAAAGTAAAAAATCTCGCGTCGTGAGACGCCATTACTCCCGATAGATGGAAAACATTTGGAGTAATTGAAATGGCTATACAGGTTCTTCTGCCGATAGACCCGGTGACCATGATCGTGTTGATCATGAGTTATCCGATGGACAGACCCATGAATAAAAAAGGCCCGAATATTGATGTTAGCGCTGAGGTTGTTAGCAGGGCCGATTGCGAAACAAGAAGCAATATGCAGCGCGATGAGGTTGTTGGAAATGCACGTTTTGTTATTCACGTTTCTTGTACGCCGTGGGGTCGGGAATATTCCTATCCAGCACTGAAGTAAAAAAGTTTCGCGTCGTGAGACGCCATTTTCCGTGGGGCGCAAGCCCCTCAATGTGGAGCAAGAGCCATGAAATTGTTTAATCGTTTTGCCTTCGCCGCCATGCTCTGCATGGTTTCCATTTTTGCCAATGCCGCCGCTGGTCCGTGGGTTATTCACGACGGATTTAAACTACGCGGTTACGATGGCACTGGTCTCAACATTGCTGCCGCTGGTAATGCGCTGAAAATCGCGCTCGCGACTTCTGCATCCAACGCGGCAACCACATCCGTAAACAACTACGCATCGCTCACCAACGAGCTGAGCACCGCCAATGGCTACACATCGGGCGGCGCTACCATTTCGCAAACGTGGACTGGTACCAGCACTGTTACGCATGCGTTGAGCGCCAACGTGGTGTGGACTGCCACCGGCACCATCACTGCACGTTTCGCGATTCTGTACGACAACACAGACACCAACAAAACCATCATCGCACATTGCCTGCTTGATTCCACGCCGGCCGATGTGAGCGTGACCAGCGGCAACACGTTGACCATTTCCAGCGGCACCACATTCACGCTCGCGAAAGTGTTGGTTGCGCCGGTGGCTGGTGGCTACGCTGCTGCGAACGATCCGGTCTATGACCTGTTCGCGCTCGCAAACGGCTGGCCGATGAAACTCCCGCTGCTCGCTGCCTGAGATAACGCGTGATGCGTAATTTATTCGCCGTACTGCTGCTGCTCGCCACATCGCTGGCGATCAGCGGCAACAATGCACAGTGGACAAATAGCGGCGGCTCTCTAAGCACGCAAGCTAAAACTGTGCATGCGGTGGCGGTGGCTGGCGGTTCACTGCTGTTCCAGGACGATTTCAAATCCAGTTCAGGCACGACGTATTCATGGGGCACCTTGCCCATGACCAGCCTGTCGACGTTTGTAACGCAGGCAGGTTCGAACTGGCAGTACAACGACGATTGCTGTAGCAACGCGCAGGGCGGCATCATCGCGTGGCCAGCGGATGGCACTAAAAACGCCTGGTTCATGAAGTATGTTTTGAGCGATGACCTCAATGTCATCTCTCACGCGTTCGACCCAGGTCACGTTTCGTCGGGCACGCTACGTCCCACTGAAATCTATGTGCAATGGAAAGAATATCGCTCATCGACGTTTGACGGGGGCTCGACCAAAGACTGGCGCGTGAATCTTTTTACCGCCGGGCATTGGGGCAATACCCACGATCAGCCGTGCGACAACCCTACTAATGGAGATATTTGCGGCGCTGGCGTCGACTTATATGGCGGATGGGGCAGTGCTACGGCGGCAACAGATTCGACGACGACCAATGCCATCGACATGACTGGCATGAATATTCAGGGTGCGGGCTTCTCGCAAGCTGGCGACCCAAACACTATTTGGTCACAGAGTTACACGTTTACAAAAGCCACGGTCCATACGATCGAGCTGCACATCAAGGTCAACACGCCGGGCAACGCTGACGGCGCCGCAGAAATGTGGATTGACGGCACGAAGCTAACGAATAGCCGGACAAATGTGCGTTTCACACCTGACAGCAAGTGGGACAGCGCTGGATTAGGGCAATCGTATATCGACGGCTTTCAGCTCGGCATGACCGCTAGCAACAACGGGTTTGCCTTCGCTGGCGTGTCCACCCGGTACATTACCGACTTCAAAATCAGCACGTCGTATATTCCATAACGAGGCCGCGCGATGAAGCGAATTATTTACGGCCTGTTTGCAACGCTGCTGATCGGATTATTCAGTGTTGATGCCGGCGCCGCGATTGCAGTCGGCGCGAAGCGGATCGACCATTTTTCTGGCGTCACAACAGCTACTACCACCGGAATCACAACAACAGCATCGGGTAGCACGTTTGTTGTTGCGGTATCGTTTGACCATACAACACACATCGTCACAGGAATCAGCGATAGTAAATCGAACACGTACACGCTCGCAGGAACTGCTGGCGATTTTGGTTCGGTCTACTACTGCTCGAATTGCACGGGCGGCGCGAGCCATACAGTCACCATCACATTTGATGGTGCCGAATTTCCGATTGTTCATTTTCTCGAAATCACCGGCGCGGCGACGTCGTCTTATGATTCTGCGGTTACTGCAAAAGCCGAAGATGCCGCCTCGCCATTTACGGTAACGAGCGGCACGACATCACAAGCTGCCGAGCTGCTCGTGTCGTTTATTGCGTCAAATAGCGGCAGCAACCCGGTCAGTTATTCCGAATCGTCGGGCTTTACGATTCAGCAGCAGGATGGCGATGGGTCTAATTATTGGACGTCGGCATTAGCAACCCGCATTGTCAGCTCGACCGGCACATTCACGCCGTCGTATACAGGTTCTGGAATTACTGGCAGCACCAACATTGTCATTGGGCTCAAAGAGGCTGCCAGCGGTGGATCATCCACGCTGTCGCCGGGCGCTGCATCGCTGGCATTTGCCGGTGCTACATCGGCAATTTCTACATCGGGAAATAAAGTCGTTGCACCCGCAGCGGCGTCGCTCGCTGTCACTGGCGCAACATCAACAATCAGCAAAACCGCATACACCTGGTACTCGCTGCCGTCGCCGGGTGGTTATGACAATAATTCGATTCTTGTCGGCCAGACTTATCCGACCGGATCGTGGTTGCGCGTTGTTACCGATTTCGCGCACATCACGGCGGACTATGCGACTGGTCCGCTGCAAAACGATTTAAACGACTACGCGACAGCGGCCGGTGGTTACAGCGGTACTGATAGCGCAACGTATGAAATTAAAAACCCATCGGGTAGCACGTCGCAGTATACGATCACCGTCAATATTGATTCGAATGCGCTGATTGGGTTTTCCGCGGCCACGGTGTCTTTTACGCCGAGCACGCCGTCCATCGTGATCGGCAAAGTGTTGTCGCCGTCAGCCGCAGCGCTGGCATTTGCCGGCAGCACATCGACGATTACCGCGACTGCAAATAAAAGCGTAGCGCCGTCTGCGGCGGCGCTCGCATTGTCGCCGGCAACGCCGACCATAACCGCCAGCGGTAGCGTTTCGGTATCGCCGTCTGCCGTATCGCTCGTACTGACAAGCGCGACACCGTCTATTGCTGTTACGGCGAACAAAACGGTTGCGCCTTCTGCCGCATCGTTGGCATTGAGTGGCGCCACACCCACTGTCGCCGCGACTGCGAATGTGGTTGTTGCACCTAGCCTTGCAGCGTTGGCGTTTACGCCCGTCACGCCGAACATCACTGTTGGCGGCAATGCATCAGTGACACCGGGCGCAGGCGCGCTGGTACTTACTGGCGCAATACCGTCGATTGCAATTACAGCGAATCAGACTTTTGCACCCACTGCAGCAGCGATTGCATTGAGTGGCGCAACACCATCGATAACCGCCACGGCAAATATCGGAGTTGCACCGAACGCAGCAGCGTTGGCGTTTACGCCAGTTACGCCGAATATCACCGTTGGCGGCAATGCATCAGTAACACCGGGCGCCGCAGGGCTCGCCTTCTCCGGCGCAGCGCCATCGGTTGGCGCGACGGCAAACGTAGCGGTTAATCCATCCTCTGCGGCGCTGACATTTTCTGGCGCGGTATCGACGGTTACTGCGACCACTCACAGTCTGCTCGCTCCGGCTGCGGCAGCGTTAAATATGGTGGGCTCTACGCCGGCTGTGAGCGTGACGCGCAATATTATGTTGGCGCCAGCGTCAGCAGCCATTTTGTTTTTCCCGAAAACGCCGAGAGCGACAACAACAGCGCACACGTTCTCGCTGCCGCCACGCGGTAGCGGTTATCCATACGGCAGTCGTCGGCCAGCAGTGTTGGAATAATTCATGACATTACGATTGATCGAAGCGCCGGGCGATTTACCGCTTTCGCTGGCGGAAGCAAAATTGCATCTGCGAATTAGCGAAAACGACACAACAGAAGATGCTTTGATCACGTCGCTGATTGCCGCCGCTACGTTGCACGTGGAGCAACTCACCGGGCGGCGTTTAGTTTCGCAAACATGGTCAAAGTCGCTGGATGCATTTCCAAAATGCGGCGGTGCGATTGAATTATTATTGCCGCCGGTTAAGTCGATTTCGGTAATTACCTTTATCGATGTCGATGGTAGTGAATTGGCGATCGATGAGTCAGCCTATGAGCTGGATGCGCAATCGGAAACGGCGTGGGTAATTCCCGCGTATGGCTATATCTGGCCGGTAGCGCGCGCAAAAGCGAATGCAGTGGTAGTGGAATTTATCTCGGGCTATGGCGGTGCGGATGACGTACCGGAAAGCATCAAAGCTGCATTGAAGCTGCTCATCGCCCATCTCTATGAAAACCGCGAGGCGGTAATTGTCGACGCGCGCGTGCAAGCGTTTGAATTGCCCGTTGGTATCGCGGCGTTGCTCTCGCCCTTTCGCGTGATGAGATTTGTATGAGAGCTGGCAAGCTGCGCCACCGCGTGCGGATTCAGCAGCGCAACAGTGAGCGCGATGAATTCGGCCAGGCACTCGACACATGGATCACGCTTGATATCGTGTCGGCCAATATCGTGGGCTTGTCGGGGCGTGAATTTCTTTCGCGCTCAGGCGAGGCTGCAGACGCCACGCATCGCATCGAAATGCGCGCATGGGCCGGTCTGAGCCCGTCGCATCGCATTGTGTTTGGCACGCGAATATTCGACGTGCAGTACGTATCGGATATCGATCAGCGCGGCATTGAAATGCACCTCATCTGCAAGGAGCGCGCAGCATGAGCAACAACGGATTTTACAGCGGCGATGGTGACGGTCGGCAGGATTTTACCGTTAAGGGATTGAAGGAATTAAACGACGCGCTCGATCAGTTTCCCGAAAAATTGCAACGCAACGTTTTGCGCGGTGCAATTCGCGCAGCGCTAAAAATTATTCTCGACGATGCCGCCGCGCGCGTATCGGTGATATCTGGATTACTGAAAAAATCGCTGCGCATTTCGGTGCGTATTGTCGATGGCAATGTTGTTGGTACGCTCAAGGCTGGCGGCGGTGTCAATGTTAAGACCGGCGATAAAAAGAATCGGCGCGTCGCGTTTTATGCGCACATGGTGGAGTTCGGCACCGCAGCGCACGTGATTCGCGCAATACGTGCAAAGGCATTAAGCATCGGTGGATATTTTGCTCGCGACATATCTCACCCAGGTGCGCAGGAGAAACCGTTCATGCGTCCGGCCATCGCCGCAAAAACGGCCGCTGCTACTGAAGCATTTGCCGATTATGTTCGTGTGCGGCTCGATAAATTAAATCGACAATTCAATGACTGACGATATCGAATCCGCCGCAAAGGCGCTGTTGCTTTCGCGTGCTGAAATAACAGCCGCGATTGCAGATCGCGTGTATACCGATTTTTTGCCGGAAAATGTGACTTATCCGGCGGTATCGATTCAATTGATCGTCGCGCGGCGTATCACAGCGCCACTAATGGCGGTTGCGGATCCGAACGCGGTTGATACCACGCTGCAAATTACCGTGTGGAGCGATCGCAAGAAAACCGCAAAAGCGGTGAGCAAGTTGATTCGCCAAGCTATTCAGCGCTGGCGCGGAACGGTCGATGGCTTTCGCATTGACGACATTATTATCAGTAGTGAAGGTCCGCATTTTTACGATGCAGATTTAAAACTTTACGCGGCGTCGATGGATTACATTTTTTCGCATCCGGAGTAATTGCAATGTCAGAACTAACCGATGATTTTGCTGGCCTCGGCGGCTCTTATCAGGTCGATCCGGTAACAGGTGTGCGCACATTGGTAGAGCGCACGCAAACCGAAGCGCCTCCCGCGCCTCTACCTGAACAGCTAACTGAAAACCCCGAACCCGCCTAGTGCGGGTTTTTTATTTCTCTCGCCGTGAGGCGACACATCCGGGGGGCAGCAATGCCCCCGTTACGCGGAGCACAACGATATGTCATTACTCACCCGCAAGCGGGCGCTGTTAGCAAAAATTGAGACTGTCTACGGCACCGATCCAACGCCGACCGGCGCAGCGAATGCGATCCTTGTGCGCGATCTCGACATCACGCCGATGGAAGGCAAAAACGTTGATCGGCAACTGATTCGACCATATTTCGGCAACAGTGAAAGTCTGCCGGGCGCGGTCAGTATGAAGGCGACCTTTGGCGTCGAACTGGCCGGCGCTGGTGCTGCAGGTACGGTGCCGGCGTTCGGCCCTCTGCTTCGCGCTTGTGCATTCTCAGAAACGATCAATGCCGGCGTCAGCGTAGTGTATGCGCCGGTATCCGCATCGCTCGAATCAATCACCATGTACGCGCATATCGATGGTGTGCTGCATGAAGGTAATGGTTGCCGCGGCACTGTCTCACTCGATTTCAGCGAGGGTGCGATTCCGGTATTGAAGTTCGACATGACCGGTATTTTTCAGCCCATTATCGATGCCGCCTTGCCCACCAGCACGTTCACGGGTTTCAAAACACCGCTGGTCGTCAACCGCACCAATACGCCGACGTTCACATTGCACGGTTACGCCGGTGTGATGGAAAAGCTATCGATCGATATGGCCAATGCCATCGCCTATCGCTCGCTGCCGGGCGGTAGTGAATCCGTGCAACTGACCGATCGCAAACCATCGGGCTCGGTCTCGATGGAAGCGACCACGATCGCGCAAAAGGATTGGTGGACAGCAATCAGAAACGCCACTACCGGTGCGCTGCAATTGGTACATGGCATTACCGCCGGCAACATCGTGCAAATCGATGCGCCCAAAGCGCAAATCAACTCCCCGAAATATGCGGATAAAGACGGCATTGCGATGTTGTCTGCCTCACTTGCGCTCGTGCCAAACGCCGGCAACGACGAATTAACAATCACGGTGAAATAATTATGCCTTTTGTGATGAAAGAGCGGCCCAGTTATCTGTGGCCGATTAAATTTAAGATTGCAGAAAACGGAAGTTTCAAAGAGTACGACTTCGAGGCCGAGTTTAGGCGTTTACCGCGTGAGCGCGTCGATGAAATTATCATTTCGCTAGCCGCCAGGGATGAGAACTACACCGATAAAGGAATTATTCGAGAGGTTCTCGTTGGATGGAAGGGCGTTATGGACGACAAGAAAAAAGCGATTCCTTTTAATGAGCAAAACCTGGATGAACTACTCAGCATCACCGGTAGCCCATCGCCAAAATCGGCTTTGATTAAACAGTTTTTCGCAAGCCAAGTAGAGCGGCTGGAAAAAAACTAAGAGAGGCCGCCGAGTTCTGGGCAACCGGCGGTGTCAGTGACAAAGAGGCCGAAGCCGATCTCAAACGCTTTGGCCTGGCCCAATCCCAAATTGACGAAGCACTCGGTGAGCGCACCTCCGGCGTCTTTGAAATAGAGCCGGAAAACTGGCCCGCGTTGCTGATCTTCGTCGCCTGCGAAACGCAATGGCGGTTTTTGCCGTCGGGTTATCGGCTCGGTCTCGATTATCCCGCGCTCGAAGCCGTTATGCGTCTGCAAAAAATCAAGAACAAATCCGATGTGTTTACTCGCGTCCGTGTCATGGAGCGCGCGGCATTGGCATTGCTGAATAAACGGTGACGTAAATGGGTTTCAACCTCGGCGAATTGATTTTCAAAATGTCCGCCGATGTGGCCTCGCTGCGCACGGATATGGCCGAAGCGAAAAAGGCCGTTAACGAAGCGAGCGAAGGCATCAAGCGCGGCGCCGATGTCGCTCGCGAAGCGCTGCAATTGCTCGGCATCGCCTTCACCGTCGATGCCGCTGTCGAATGGGTTAAAACTTCTGTGGAGGTTGCCGACCAGGCAAACAAAACCGCGCAAAAAATCGGCCTCAGTACTGAGGCGCTTACGGGCTTTCAATACGCCGCAAAACTCGCTGATGTCGATAGCGAGGCGCTGCAAACATCGCTGGTAAAACTCTCGAAAAATATGGCGGCCGCTGCCGCTGGTTCTGGCGCTCAGTCTGCTGCGTTCGCGCAGTTGGGCATTACCACACAAGACGCCAATGGGAAATTACGCGGTGTCGATTCGGTATTGCTCGATGTCGCGGAACGCTTTGCCGCCATGGAGGACGGCGCGCAAAAGGCAGCGCTCGCACAGGAGATATTCGGTAAAACCGGCGCGAATCTGATTCCTTTTTTGAATCAAGGCCGCGACGGTATCGAGCAGCTGCGCGCAGAAGCCGAAAAGCTCGGTATTGTGATCAAAGGCGATACCGCGAAAGCCGCCGAAGAATTCAACGATAATTTAACGCGCGTCAAAGCGGCGTCGAGCGGCGCAGCGAATGCGTTGATTGCTGAAATGTTGCCGTCGCTCAATCGCATTTCGAGCGCGATGGTTGATGCCGCGAAAGAAGGCGGCGTGCTGCATGCGTTGTTCATCGGTCTCGGTGGTGTTGCGAAAGAAGCGTTTTCGCGCGACAACTTCACCGACATCGAATTGGCGAAAGCGAAGATAAAGGATCTCACCAAAGAGATCGAAATATCGAAACAAGCGTTGCAGGGCTATGGCAGTTCCGCTGTCGCACCCGCCGAAGAGCTGCGCGCTAAAGTCGAACAGCTGCAGCATCAATTGCAGCTCGCCACCGAGTGGCGCGACAACCTGCTGAATCCGCCGCGCGAAGCACCCAAATTAAAACTCGAAGCGCCCGATATGTCGGGCGTTATTGAATATGCACAGAGCACCGCTGACGCCAATAAAACATTGTTCGATCAATCGCTGAAAGCTGCGCTAGAAGCCCAGCACGAAATCGATCAGCTAATGCAATCGATTATGCGTAGCGAGGGATACGCTGAACAGGCCATTGATCGACTTGGTGAAAAACTTTCTAGCGATTTTTTTAAATCCGATCAATTTAAAAATGACACGCAGTCATCACTCGACCAGATTGGCGCCGATCCTGATGGCGATCTGAAACGGCAGCAGGCACAAAACGCACAGCTCGAAACGGAAAGATTGCACCACGAGGCGAGTCTCGGAGACATAGAGGCGCAATGGGCGCTGAAGCGTTTACGCCTCCAGCAAATGACGGATAAGCAAAAAACTGTATCCGCCATTGGCGAAATGGCCAATATGACTGCTGGCGTTGCGCAACATTCGCGCGTGTTATTCGAGATCAATAAAGCTGCGACGCTTGCGAGCATTTTGCTCGCAACGCCAAAGGCTGTTGCCGGTGCATTCGCGTACGGGACAGAAGTTGGTGGCCCGTATGTTGGCGCAGCATTCGCGGCAATAGCTGCTGCGGTGCAATTGTCACAGTTTCAAGCTGCTTCATCGACCACGTTCTCAGGCGGTGGTGGTGGCACTACGCCCAGCTCTGCTGGTACTAGTCCCGTGGTAAACGGAACTCCCACCGCATCCTCATCGGGCGCAACATCACTACCGACTGCACAACAAAATCCATCTGCGCCGACGATCAATTTTTACGGCGATATTCATAGCAACGATGCCGAGCGGCTGATGAAAGACATCAAGTCGCTGATCAACGATGCCGATTTCGTATTGATCGATACCAACTCCCGCCAAGCTGCCGAGTTAAGAGCCGCATGACCTCCATTAATTACATCGCCAAGCGCGAGTTGGCCAGCGGGCACGTGGCTGGCAACTCGTATTCGTTTGATATCGGCATGCAGGTGATCGATCGCAACGGCAAGCAAATCCGCACGCGGCATAAATCGATCGGCGGTCAATCCGAAACGTGGCTGCAAAACATCGAGCGCTATTACGACCTGCAAACCGAGCCGATCGACCTGGCCGATGTGCGCCTGGGATACATGCGCGAATTTATCGATTCGGTGGCGGACGGCACTGCGTTCAATCTCGATTTTGATGGCACCGTTGCCGTCCCCGTTTCACCCGCGCCGTATGAAATCGAATCCGACTCGCATAAAGAAAGCCGCCTCGGCCCGCGCCTGATTCAGTTTTCGTTCAAAGTGAGAAAACTGTAATGCGGGCAATTCCTACGGCGTTCGCGCCGTATCAGTACTCGGCGTCGAAAGAGCCGATGATCGTCGTAGAGATCGCGTTCGATGATGCGGGCACTGATCTGATTTATTTGACCTCGCACACCGATACACCGTGGCCAGTGGGCGCTGTGTCGGTCCCTGGCACCGTGGTGAAAGTATCAAGCACTTCGCAGCAGATCGAACCCGATCAAGGGCGTAGCTCAATTGGCACCATCACAGCAGAAATCCTCGATAAAAGCGGCGCATTTTCCACATTATTAAAGGCGCACGATGACGCTGGCCGTGGCATCCGCTATTCGCGTGTGCGCGTGTATATGGGTTTTCGCGGGATGTCATGGGCAACAATTTCCACCAACCTGATACAGACGCAAATCGTTGACGATCTCAAATACAACGAGGGCGTTTATAAAATTGTTTGTGCCGACGTACAGCGTTCCGCGCGCAAGGATATTTTTAATCTCACCACTACTACGCTCAGCTCAACCATCGGTGCTGCCGATCTGCTGATCCCGATCTGGTCAGTCGATGGATTTCAGCGCGTCGCGCACGGCAGCACATACACCGACGCACCGAATCAAGAAGTCGGTTACATCAAAATCGAAAATGAAGTGATTCGCTGGTCCGGGTGGACGGTGGATAGCACGCTCGGTTTGTGTTTTGTAGTACCCGCGGGTGGTCGCGGTGCACTGGGCACGCGTGCGGTAGCACATGAGGTTGATAACTCCGCCAGCACTGACCGCAAGATGGAGGTCACCGAGTTTGTCTATCTCGAACTGCCAGCGGTCAAACTGATTTACGCATTGCTCACCGGCAACTTGTACGGCCAGGCGGGTAAAAAGTTACCCGATGGCTGGCATTTGGGGATCACCGGCGCGTATGTGCGCACCGCGGATTTTATTAACATCGGGGTCGATCTTTGGAACTCCGCGACTGACGATGGTCTCGTCGTGCGTTTTGCCGGTGAGGAAGCGCAAGACGGCAAACAATTTATCGAGCAGCAATTGTGTTTGCTAATCGCGTGCTACATGCCGATTTATTCGAACGGCGAGTTGGGTCTGCGCCGTTTTACCAGCGTGCTGCATGATGCACCGCATGTGTTTGAAATCAACGACACCAATATCGTTAAACCGGGCGAGCTTAGTATCGACATTCGTTCGGTATACAACGTGCTGTCGGTCGAATGGAATTACGATCACCTGCAGGATAAAACTACGCGACAAAAAATTCTTGTCGATCAGGACAGCATCGCCAAATACAAAAACACACCGACGAAATCATTGAAGTTTCGCGGGTTGCATGGCTCTCGCCACACTACTGGCACCGTGGAAGGTTTGTTCGACCGGCTGCGCGATCGCTACGCCGCGCCACCGCATCGCATTTCGATGCGCTGTTTGCCGTACCTGAATTTTTTAGAAGTCGGCGATATTGTTCGCGTTAACACATCGTCGGTGCGCGATTATTTTCGTGCCGATCAACGACTCAATCGTGCGTTTGAAGTGCAGCGCCGCCAGGTCGATTGGGTTACCGGGCAGGTCGATTTCGATTTGTTCGGCTCCACGCATCCGGCGGGCGATATTGCGCCGGCCAATCCCGGCAACGGTAATCCGGATGCGCAGGCATCGGTACTGCCCGATTCGTGGTACTCCGCGAGCGGCACCGATATCGCGGCGCTTGGCGCGGCACTGACGACAACGCTGGTTAGCGGCGTTCGGCATATTACCGGCGGCACCGGCATCATCGGCAGCAATGCGCTGGGCGGCACACGTATTTATTGCACTGGTGATTTAGAGCTGGATGCCGGCGTTGCGCTGTCGTTTACCAAAAACGTATTGCTGGTCGTCAATGGCCATGTGCAGATCAATGGTCTGCTCAATGGCAAGGGTAATGGCAAGGCCGGCGCGGCGGCCGTTGCGGCTGCAAATTACGATTCGAAAGCCGATGGCGTTGCCGGTTATCTCGGGCCAACGTTATCGGGTGGCGGTTATCAGGATCGCTATGTACGCATTAGTGGTCCGAGCAATAACCAAACCTGGTTGGATTCCGCGCCGGGTTATCAGACGGCGGGTGCAGTATCGGTTGTGCCGCGCCTGGCGCTGACTTATGACAACGGCGTGCTCGCCGGCCTGCCCACTGATTTGCAAGGCTCTGGCGGCAGCACAGGCCATGTCGTGGATACCGGCGCCGCATTTATTGCGGGCGGGGCTGGCGGTAATGGTGGCGGCGGGCTTGTCATTATTGCGCGCGGTGTTTCGTTCGGCGCGGCCGGCGAGATTCGCACATCGGGCAATGATGGATCACTCGGCGCTGTTTCCGGTAACCATCGCGCCGGCTCCGGCGGTGGCGGTGCACCTGGTGCGGTCATCATCGTTATCGATGGCTTGGCGAACGAAATTCCTGATCTGAGCCATATCACCGCGATCTGGGGCTCAAGTCCGATTCCGGCGGGCGTCACCCCGCTGACTCAGCCGAGCGTAATGGTGTTGACCACCGCCACGGTCAACGTCAATCCACCGTATTACACGTTTTACACAGGCTACGCAGCGACGCCGCCGGATATGTCCGGCTATGGCGGTGCGTCGCGCATTCAATTCGTGCCGCCGACCAATGTGCCGCAAGAAGATGTGCCGAAGGACACATCGTCACCGCTTGCGATCGCCCTCAGCGAATTGCTGAATACACCGGCCACGGTCGATCGCAGTTATTCGACGATCGAAGTCACCGTGACTGCGCCGGGTGTTTCGAATTACAAATACGCGAACGTCTATTACAAAAAAAGCGGGGACACCGTTTGGCAGATCGCTGGCGCCGCCGCTGATGAAATTGATGTGGTGTTGCCGGCGGACGGACTCACATACAACTTTCGCGCATGGCCGGTCAGCATATCCGATGTTGAAACGCCGAATGGGCCGACGGCATCGATCACTACAACCAGCGCGGCAACCAATCTGCCCATCGATGTGCGCGACATTCACCTGAATTTTCGCGACGGTTTTATCGAGATTTATTGGGCTGCGCTATCCGATGTGCGTGGCATTGATTACGAAATTCGTCTCGGCACATCGTGGTCACAATCGGTGGTGCTCGGGCAAACTTCGACGAATTCATTTCGTGCCAATAGCCCTGGCACTTACTGGATTCGCTCGCGAGTGCTGCTGCTCGATGGCAGCACGTTGTATTCGGCCAATCCGCAATCGGTTGTTATCACCACCGGCTCGATCACCGCGAATGTACTCGCGTCATACGATGAATTTGTTTCAGGTTTGCCCGGCACGCTCGACAGTAATGCGTTGATCGTCAGCAGCAAGATTCGTTTAAAGGGCACTGCGAATGTGCTCACGCTGCCGGATTTTCTTGGCACCGCGAATATTCTCGCATCCGGCGGTTATCCCGCGAGTGGCAGCTACACGGCGAGCACGCACACCGTGAACGTGGGGCGCGAAGCGCCGTGCGCAATATCCGTGATGTATGCATCGCACAACGAAGATTCCAACAATAATCCAACCGATGCGGAACTGACGCGCGTGCGGCCGCAAATCAATGTCGGCAATAACGCGGGCACTTATGCCGGGTGGCAGGATTACAAACCCGGCGTGTATTTCGGCCGGTATTTTCAGTTTCGCATCGTGCTCGAAAGTATCGACGGCACCAGCACACCCGTTATCACCGCATTTGCGTTTGTTGTCGATGTGCCCGATCGCATCGACGATGGCTCGATCACCACGCTCACGAGCGGCCCAGTCACGCTAACGCATTCACCGGCATTTAACGGCGGAAATGGGCCGTCCGGTGTGCCCGTAGTTACCGCAAATATCGTCGGTGGTTCTGCGGGCGATCAATTATTCGTGACATCCGTTTCAAACAGCTCTGTCGCATTCGAAGTGAAAAACGCGGGCGCGTCCGTGGCTCGCACAGTCCACTATTCCATTCAGGGTTATTGATCATGAAAAAAATGAGTTTCGTCATCAGCGTAATGCTGGCGGCGATGGTAGCTATTGTTCCCGCCTCGCAAAATTCAACCTCGGTACCGACTACAGGCACAGTCACCGGCTTGCAAATGGCGCAGGCGATTAATGAAGCCGTCGATACCGTCGCGACGATGGAATCCGGCACCACAAACCCCGGCGCGATCGGTGCGTATCGGCTGTGGGCCGACACCGCCAACGGCCTGCTCAAACAGCGCAATGCACCAAATTCCGCATGGGTGACGATTGCGCCGCTGCTGCAAACGCTGGCTCCAATTAATTCACCGGCGCTTACCGGTACGCCGACAGCGCCGACGGTAGGCAACGGTTCGAACACGACCCAGATCGCAACAACGGCATTCGTGCAAAACACGCTTGCGACCGGGATAGCGATGAGAGCATCGACGCTGGCGCAAAACGGTGGCGGCGGTGCGCCGATGACATTCAATTGGGCCGGCCAATCTGGCCAGCCGTCATGGCTGTGGGGCAGCAACGACGGGACCAACGTTTACGTTTGGAATCCCTCAAATTTCAGCGTTAATTATGCGAATAGCGCGGGTAGTGCCACCACTGCGACAAATGCCACAAACGCCACCAATGCGAGCAACGCGACCGGCACGCTGGCATCGCAAACGATAAAAGCGTGGGTGAACTTTAACGGCACGTCATCGGGCACGATTACGCCCCGCGATAATTTTAATATCAGCTCAGTGACAAAAAACGGAACGGGCGATTACACGCTGAATTTCACGTCGGCTTTACCAAACGCCAACTATGCAATCGTCGGCACGTCCAGTTCAGATGCTGCGGACACAATCAATTCGTTTGTTTTCGCGAAAGGTAACGTCGCGCCAACCACCACATCGCGTCGAATCACGGTTGCGAATGCGAGTGGAACAAAGGTTGATGTTCCTTATGTGCACATAATCGTAATCAGTAATTAGTTATGACGCCGCAGCAGCTCACCGCAAAATATTTCGATCCATGGCTTAACAAACTCGCCCTCGATCCGAAGTTTGTATATCCGATTTTCGCCTGCGTGATCGGGTACAAAGTCGCACCGCTCGAAAACCGTGGTGGCGGTTGGGGTGCGCGTTTTTGGCTGGGCCGCGTTGCGAATGAAAAACTGTTTTATAACGGCGCATTTTTTATTCGATTGATGTTGCCGTTTTATATCGGCATCGGCATTCGCTGGTCCGGCAAAAAACCTACGAAGCGGGAATTTCTTCAGTGCTACATCGGCTGGAAACTGAATGGATTTTTCTCCGCAGTATTTCGTGTGCAATCCGACGTGAGCGCGGCCGAAGGCTTCACCGCGCCGAATCCTAATCTCTCGCAAGGGTGGTTCGACGGTCCGAAATGAATTACACGATGTCGTTTCTCACTGCGCTACAGGCTACGGTGCTCGATCAAAATATTGAGGGCGGCATGGTGCGCTCGCGAATAGGTAATGATCCGGGCGGCGATACATTTGCCGGCATTGCGCGCACTTTTCACGGTGAGTGGTCCGGTTGGGCGTTGCTCGATAAAGGCGAGCCATACGATTCGCCGCGCCTAGCCGAACTCATGAAAGACTTTTACTGGCGCAAGTTCTGGTTGCCAATCAACGGTGAAAACCTGCCGCCACGCATCGCACAATTAGTTTTCGATATGGCCGTTAATTCTGATCACGACGATGCGAATAAATGCTTACAGCGTGCAGTCGGCGTTAAAGACGACGGCGAGATCGGCGCGAAAACCATTGGTGCCGTGCGCAATGCAGATCTGAAAGTTTTGGCAACTCGCTTCAATGCACAACGTTGCCGACATATTGCAAAAACCAAGCAGGCACGCGAATCCAACACCGGTGGTTGGTGGAATCGCATTGCACTGCAACTTGAAAGGGGTGTGGCATGAATATCAAAGATCGCTTGCGCGCAGGCGCGAACTTTATTCTCGACCGAATGAAAGAGCCAAGCACATGGCAGGGCGTCGGTTTCGTGGTAACGCTCTGCGGTGCCAAATGGGGCGTAGGCGTCGATTGGGGTCAAGCTGCGGCAATGGGCGGCATCGTGAGCGCTTTCCTGAAAGCGACGATTCCGGATGTGCTGGGTGAAAAAAATGCCGCTCCTTAATTTTCTGTCGCCCTACAAAACCATGATCGAGATCGCGGTATTTGTTGCTGCGCTGGCATTCGTTACTGTCGAAATCCATAAATTTATGGATCACCAGCAAGACATCGGTTACCAGCGCGCGGTTGCCGAATACCAGGCAAAGAAGATCGCTGCCGACGAAGCTAATGCCAAAGTCGAAGCGGCACTGAAAAAACAATTGGAGGATGCACAAAATGCTGCTGCTACCCGAGAAACCGCTATACAGACTATTGCTGCTACCAATGTTGCTTTGTCCAACAGCCTGCGCGACACGCTCAGCGCTATCCGCGCAGGCGTGCCCACAGCCACAGTCGATGCCCTACGTAAGACAACCATCGCCCTTGGGGACGTACTTACAGAGTGCCAAGACCGACGCCGAAGCGTGGCAGAAGAAGCTGAGCGACTTAACAGCGAAAAACGCACCCT